ACAGCACACTCAGCATCGGCAAAGTCTTGTTCTGTAGCAATTACAAACTTTAAATAGGCTGTTCCAACTTCTTCATACTCGCAGACAACTTCGGGCTTGATAGCATCTTCCCACTTTTCTCCCGAACACGGAAGTTTAGCACTCACTGAGAAAGTCAGTTCTCTGTTCCAATCGTTCCAGTCACTCAAATATTCTTTAAACTCTGGAGTAAGTTTCTGAGTACCGTTTGTTTCAAACGTAATCTCTTTCAGCGCCTCCATCTTAGGATGATTTAGCAAGTCTGGGTAAGAACGTTGCCAACCTAGCAATGGCTCACCGCCTGTGATAACTAGGTGTTCATCTTGCCAAGTTTTCTTAGGCAAAATACTACAAATTTGGTCAGCCAAACTATCGGTATCAATATTAGGACTAAGATGTTTAAAACTAGGATGCCAACTAGCATATGAATCGCATCCAGTGGATACAAGAGGCAGTTCTTTATAATCTTTAAAAAACTCAACACGTTTTGAAATCTCCTCAGCTTCGGTACTTAATTCGCCACGCGGCATACCAAAGCCGGCACATTTAAAGTTACAACCAAACACACGTAAGAAAACAGAAGGTACACCCATGTACCTTCCTTCACCTTGTATGCTATAAAAAAGTTCTGCTATTTTAATTTTGCTCATCTTGTTTTTCTTTTTTAAATTCGTTATAAGCATCTGAAATACTGTCCCATACAGCCCATTTAAAAAGCCAGGATAGTAAACTAGTAAGCCCAAGTACAATCAATATCGCTCCAATTAGTCCTGGCGTTACTAATCCTAGAACAATTACAATCATTGAGATAAAGTAAATGCGTTGCCATCCCTGCCACTTACCCCATTGCCACATAATAAATTCTACCAATTCTTTCATCCCTTCAATGTCTCCATAGTAGCGATTTTAGCGATACGCTCGCCGAAGTCTTGTTCGTTCGTAATAATATATGATGTAGTATCGCTACGATCACTCTTACGATCATAACGCCTAAACTCCACAACCTTTCCTCCTACAGCACCGAATACACGGAAGTGTAGGATAGGTTCAGCATCACATTTTGATTCAACATCACGACTAAGGGAGACTGAACTTAACTTTTCTTCGTCGTAATCTCTTGCTTCGTTAACCCATTTACGTAGTTTTTTCTTAAGCCACTTCATTTGCATCCTTCAATATATTCATTAAAAATTTCACATGCCTCGTTAAATGACAAAGCATACACTTCGGCGTAAATAACGCCCTCTTCAATCTTAAGATAGAATGGCACAGGCCCGTTAAATCTAAATGATTCTGGCACATCTGTTTCAACTGTAAACATCTGTAGATTTTTTGCTCTATAGATGAACTGGTCCGTAATGTCTTTAGCAGTCTGGGTCATTAATACTTCTCTGGCTCTAATGCATTGTCTGTTGGAATATACCAACCTTCGCCTAGTTGTTCGCGTAGTGTTTGTTGTTCTTCTCTTGAACGAACTTTTACTTCACGTATAATTATACCATCTTGTGTACAAAAGTCAACCTTATAAGGAGCCATTACTTCAATGTAGCAATCTTCTTCTTGCCAATTGTGGGTTCCGTCGTACAACCAAGCAGCCCCGCCTATGTCGGGTACGTTGTCGTCATTAGGATCACCATCATAATAGCATTTTTCGATGAATGCTTTTTCTTCATCTGATAAGTCATCACTAAATTCAAAATAACAAGCAATTGGATCTTCAAGGTCGCATCCGTCATACTCGCCTTCATCGACTTTACAATATTGGATACGAGTCTGATCCGCTTCTAAATTAACTTCCATGTCCTCGGCAATGAAACCTTTACCCCATCGATAATGTTCTTCGATGTTAAACCAACTAATTGAACCGTCATCATTTTCACGGAACATTTCGTATGTAATAGCAATGCTCTTCTTTTCTAACGGAGTAATAGTATAGTGTGACATTATTCTTCCTCAAAGTCTACAACATTGCCATGTTCGTCTGCTTGGATAATCTTACGGAAACCGTTTTCACCTTCAATAAGGATAGGACCCCAGATCCACATCTCTGAATCACTAGAATACCACTCTCTACTTTCTAACGCTTCGTAGTAGCCATCTTCTTCCATAGCTTCTTCAATTTCTGCTTGTTCATCTTCATCCATGTCATCGGGCCATTCCATATCCTCCCAACAACCGTCAAATGTTGAATCGAGTTCTACTTCTTCAATGTTATTGTAGTAGCAGTTATTAATGTCGATACTGTCTTTAGATCCATCGCCGCCTGGAACATAATCAAATTCGAATTCTGGAGGATTGCCATCATTAGTATATACAATCCAAGAACCTCCACGCCAGCCGGTTTTGTGGATAATCTCTTGTCCGTCTTTAGTAAAATGTTCGTGTTCTTCAATAGATTTTTTGTAGTATGTACTAACAGTCCAAGCAGTTAGTTCTTTCTTTTCTGAAGATTCATTACTACTAGGGAAAGGCCACCCTGTGGGTTTTTCTTCGTTGTCTGACGTAAATGGCCAAGGCATAGTTTTCTCCTTTAAATCAACGTGGTGCAAACTCTTGTTGCATTTTAATATTATCAAAGAATTCCTTCTTTGTACCCATGTCGTCTTTGAACGCACCACGTAATACTGTAGTTTGTGTAAGACTAGAATGTGCCATGATGCCTCGGTTCTCACAGCATCCATGTACTGCTTGAATATAGACGCCTAGGTCTTTGGCTCCTGTTGCTTTGGCGATTTCCCTAGCAATGTCATTAGCCAATTCCTCCTGGAGAGTACCACGTCTGGCACACCACTGGGCAATTCTTGTATATTTCGATAAGCCAATAAGATGTTCAGCGGCAATAAGACCAATGTAAGCAACACCCACCACAGGTTGGTGATGATGGCTACACATACTACGAAGCTCACTGCGAACAACCAGCATACCTTCGTAACGGTCCGCCGAATCGTTGGGGAAACTGGTTGCGTCTGGTGCTGGGTCATATCTTCCTGCCATAATTTCGTTAAAGTACATTTTAGCTAGGCGTCTCGCTGTACCTTTGCTGTTGGGATCAGTTTCACGATCAATAAGCAATACATCAAGCACACGTTCAAATGCTTCTGTTGCTTCGTTGATTAGATGTTCTTTGTCACTGTCGTGTAGATAGTCGCTGATGTTATCGCCAGCCCAAAAGCGTTTGCCTTCGCGTTTCATTTTAGTTCGAAGCACATCCGAAAGGTATGCTTCTTGATAGCCGCCATCACCATACATAGCGTCTAATCCTGTTTCTTTTTTATCTGTCAATTGTAATTCTCCGAGTTAATGTCGTGGATGACGTTGTACTATTGTACAATATTATTTAGGTTTTTGCAACCTTAATAATGTATTTTTCTTAACCGATTCTTTCAAAATGTTTAAATGAACACCGCTTTGTTCTGCATAAGATAATAATGCACTAGTATCCTTCGGAAAACACATTCCGCCAAATCCGTAGTAACCATCCGGGCCGGGAACTTGTGTATGGCTGTCACCGATTCGTTTATCGTTTAACAACAGTTTTCTAATAGAATTCCAGTCGTATCCTTGACTTGTTGCTAGTTGTTCCAATTCATTCATAAAAACAACTTTGGTTGCTAAAAATGAATTAATGGTATATTTTACTAAAGATGCTTCTCCAATAGAACACAATACTATTTGTGCATCCTTTTTAGCATATTGTATAATTCTAGATGCCTCATTTTGATAAGCTCTAACACTTCCACCTATGATAGCCCATTTTTCATTTTCGTAATCTCTAATTGCATTAGCCGCAGTTAAAAACTCTGGAATGTATACTAAATTTTCATATTGACTCTGCAATCGTTCATATATGTCCGGTGTAGCAGTTACTTTACTAATAATGACACCTTTATAGTCTTTTAAATTTAGTAAAACATTTTCTAAAATAGAACTGTCACAACTACCATCTAACTTCATAGGACTAGGAACACAAACAAAAATACCCTCGCATTGTTTTAAATCATTGTACGAGCTATTATAATTTTTATTAGGATCCGAGTCTAATAAACTCAAGTTGAATGATTCGTAATTGGCACGAATTGCTTCTCCTACAAACCCCACACCTATAATTCCGATTTTAGGCAAATCGATATCGAATATTAATTGTCTCATTCTTTGTTATATACTTCCCAAGTTTTAGTATTGTAGTTCCAGTGTCTGTTATCGTAAATATTAAATTGGAAACTAAAACTAAAGAAACCAAATTCTAATTTTAAGCCTGCATGATCACACCGGTGTGTGATATAAATCGAACTTTCGAACAATGTATTACTACGATATGATTGGAATTCCCAACTTTTATAGTTTGTTATTTTTCCAGCCCAGTAATATCCAGGATCAAATTTATCACTCCATGGATTTTCTATAACTAAGTTTAATTTAATCATATTACAGTTCCTCTCTTACGACATGCATCTTTAACTGCTTTAGGAATATCTGGATGCCATTCCGCTACACCGCAATCATATACTCGCTCTGTTTGCAAGTTATCGTCGCATGTTGTTAGTAATACTAAACATGTAATTAACAAAAAAACAGCTAACATTGCTTGTTTCATTCAATGTCTCCGGATCGCCGAGGAATCATATGTATATGAGGATATTTTATACTTTGCCCTGCTACTTCTCCAACACTTTGTACAATATTAAATCCTTCCCATTTACCATCTGTAATACCGTCGAATCCCCATTTATACGCTCCCTTGTAGCATTCGTATAAACATTCTGTGTTCGTGGTGGTTGGAGCAAAGCACAGATAGCCTTCGGCCGGCGCATCAATGTCTCTAAATATCCAAAATGTTTTTGTTCGGTATTCAATTTCTTTCCAAGGAGCCAAGCCATTTGATAATGCCCTTTCAATATCAGTTGCCATTTAGTTTATCACATTGTTTTATTTTTTTAATTCTTCCCACATCCTAGTCTTTGATAGCTCTTTAATATACTCATCGTATAACTTTTTAAGTTTAGGATATTTAGATTCTAATATAACATCTCGTTCAGGAATATTCAAGACTTTTTCAATAGTAGATAGCCGTTCTTCTAAATCTCTGCCGTTGTGTACTATAGTTCCGTCTACTTTTAATGTTGCTGGATTATTTTCGATGGTAACATTTGGGCTTAGTGAATACCCCGCAGTATTAGTGTTTAAAATAGCCTTACCGTAGTTAGTAAACCCTGTTCCGTTAAATCCGGATGTTGTTGTAAACGATCCAGTTGCACCTGTGACTGAGTAATTAGGCAGTGTGGTGTTTTCGATCTTGAAGGTATTGCTCATTGTGTATCCATTTATTATTAACTAAAAAACCCCATTCACGGAGTTGCGGGCCCGGCATAAACAAAGTCCAAGCAGTTACATCTGTAGCCAGTTCAATGCGATGATAGCTATTAGCAGAGCAAATACGGAAATGCCCAGGCCCACGCCAATGCCGTGTTTCACCGATCTTGGCACCTTGTGAATTAAAGTTAGGAGTCCATTCATAATAACCGCCTTTTAAAATAAGTGTAGCGTAAGGCCATGGATGATCATGTACATCATCAGGATCTGATTTAAGAAACTTGTGAATAAAAATGTTAAAAGGAAAGTACTTGCGATCCTTTAGGAACACATAGTATCTTTCCAGATAAGGTTCTTGATCAATACGATCCATAACAATACGTTTTCGATCTAACCGTTCTAGCAAGTTAAAAAACTTATTTTTCAGTTTTTGGATTATCATAGTCATCCTTTATCATTTCGTAAAAAACTTTAAAGTTTTCAAATGCATTTTTCAATCCGGGATACTTCTCACACATGTCTTTTACTCTATCCCAATCTGGAAAAGAATTTTCCCATTCTGTTCCCCAGTTAATAATACTATCTGGAAATGTAATAGTATCAGAGTTAATAGTGTATGTTCCAGCAGTACCTACAGATATAGAGTCGTCCATGGTGATCATAATACCATTAGTAGAGTATGACGGGCCCAAAGAACTTATTGTAATAGTGCTAGATGAGTCGTTAGTTACACCACTAAGATCGATAGTGTCTGTGATTAGTATGTCTTTAAGATAATCGTCTAATGAGATCTTTGGCTGAGAAGAATCGCTCATGTAATACCTCCCTTTGTTTATGCAGTTGAGGCAAAAACTTTTCATAATTTTCCATGTACTCTACAATCTTGTCTGATATGTGTCGTTTGCTAGCACAATAACAATGATAGTCTTCAGTCCATCTACTTGGATACTTGAACTCAGGAAGTGCCATTTCACTATAACTTAGACGATTCGGAACCATAGGAATAGCATTTACAAGAGCACCTTCATACCAACTAATACCAAGTGTTTCTTGTAGGTTAGCACTAAACACAAGTTTAGCCTCTCCTAGCAAATTATGATATTCATTTTTGGTCAGTTGCTGATCTTGGCAAACAACAAATTCATACTGCGGCATGTAATCTTTTAGGTCACGGAAGATTGCAACCTGCTTTTCAGGAGCAATACGATGTGGGAATAAGATAAGATTACGTTTAGGCATGTTCTTATACATAGTCAACGTATCTTCCATATACTCCATAGGCCAACCAGTACGAACAATCTTACCTTCTTTAATGTAAGTGAGATTGGTGCTTTCTCTATCGATGTTTAACAATTCTTTACAGAATAAATCGATATGAAAGTCTGTAGCAAAGTAGTTGTGATCGATAGCGTGAAAGAATGACTTCTCTGCGTTACGCACCCAACGAGCATTTCCGATTAGTCGACCTAAAAAGTCTTGAGGGTCATAACTACCAGCATGCCATAATGCATGAATAGTTACAGGGACCTGTAACAGTTCACTCATATATTTTAAGTTTATGATACCAGGGTGCCAAGCATCAGTAAACAAAAAATGATCACCAGGCTTAACTGCTCCGGAGCAAAATAAACGACCCATCTGCTCAACTTGGCTAGACTTATAGATATTAGTGCCACCAAAGTTAAGAAAAGCGCCTGGAGTGGTTGCACTAGGAATATCCGTAGGGCCAGAGATAACTTGAACATTGTGCCCTGCCTTTCGTAAAAGATTTGGTACATGGGCCTTCCATTGACCCGTGTAACGTGTTTCAACTGCTTCTAAATCAACAATAAAAATCATATCAGCGCTGGTAGCTACGATTTTGTCCATTGCCACTTCGGTTATATTCTCCGCGTGGCTTACGTTCGCCCGACCAAGGTTTACGAGGCTTTGTACTATAGTAATAGTTGTTCCAAATTTGACTATCTCGATTGTAAAGATTAGCTTCATTAAACTCTACCATTTCGAGTCGACAAAAATTATGAAACTTTTCAAGGTCGTCGAAAATTTTTACAATGTCGGGCCGGTTTTCGAAATAAGAAGTTTTAAATTGCTTTGCCATTTTATTTTACCTTTAATTAATACTTAATAAATGAACCATTTTCTCCGTCTTCGGAGACCTCAATCCAAACCTCACGGCCTGGATACTTTTGTGAGATAGTGTCATACAAATCGTCTGACATCATCTCGCAACTCTTAAAATCTAAACTAAGTGTACTATCTTTGTACAGATTTAGCAACCATCGTTTAAACTGAATAAACTCAATATCTCTATCATTGTGTGTCACACCAATCCAAACTTTAAAGTGGAAGATGTGACGATGTGGGTAGCCCAAAAAACTTACATCATACTCATCACCTGTAGCCAGTGTTGGATCTGTAAGTGCGGCCGGATACTTATGCATCCCTTCTTTTTGAAAGGTAACCCAAATCATTTTATTTGGGCGAACGTCTTGTCGAATGTTCATTTGATTACTTCGTCGTTTTTATATTGTGACCAGTCTGTAAACTTACTACGATCCATTAGTGTATGTAGACTGTGGGACCATACACCGGGATTAGTTGCCTTAAAATCTTTGTCGTCGATTTTAAGCATTGTATTATAGTTCCAAAGTTTAATGTAAGGAATTGGAACACGAATCTGAGGAATAAAGTTATCTTTTTCACACAGACCACTTTCATGAAATTCTTCTACTTGATTGATGGGAATATCTAAACTACAAAGATAATCTTTATCAAGGAAGAACATAATCATTTCTTCCCATGCTTTATGTTCTTCGTATGTCTGTGGATTGTAGCTATGATTAGCACCAAAGAAAATGTGTTGACATCCTTGCAAGTTTAAAGCAATAGTTTCTACAGGCTGCACTCCTGTAACAAACAATGTCTTCATTCCGTATGCAGGAGTGTGCTCTACTTCGTTACCGATAAAAAACGTAATGTCGTCTGCTACACCACTTGTATAATCACGCTTCATTCTTTTTTCATCCCTTGTTCATATTTTTTAAAAAGGCGTGTAACTGGTTCCATGCGTTCTTGGAACACATCGGGAGCAGCGTCTGCGGCACGTTGTAAATCCCATTCTGATGGATAATGGCGCAAGCACCAAACAGCCTGTTCACGCACTTCCTTGGGGACTCGAGCATACTTGCGTGTGGCAATATCTCGCAAAAACTCATATGTGTTTTTTACTGCACGATAGCGCTCGTCCGGTAGTGTCATGCTTTTACCTGTGATTCTAGCTGGTCTAATTTGGATTCTTCCTCATCAGTGAAATCTTCACCGTGTTCTGATTGTACACTAGAAGTACCTACTTCGTCAAATAGATTGGCAAACATAGTAGAAGCATTAACAGTTTTCTTACCGGTTGCTCCGCGAGTGCCGATAATGCTCATCCAAAAACGACTATATTCTTCAACTACAGCATCAGCAGTTCCTCTATCACTAGTTGCAAAGATAGCGTTAACTACGTCTTTAAAAAATAGTCTATCAAACTTTTCTTGAACTAGCATTGCTGGGTAAATGCCTGCATCATATTGTCTGTTTGCTTCTTGTACAGCATTGACATGACTCCATACATTATGACCCATTTGGATAGCATAGCTAAATGAATCCCAAGAAGTTCTGCCTTCTTTACCTATTTTATTTAGATCGCCTGGCTTATAGATACAAATATCTTTAATACTACATTGATCAATAATCGGGCTCGGGTCGAAGTTTTTAAAAATACCATCTTGGATAACTGCATCCTTGAACAGTCTTGTGTCTGTAGCATACTTCTTATCATCAGCTGACGGAACCATTCGATAAACCCATTTAGTTCTATCTTCGGTTTCTGTTTGGATATAGATTTGCCCGTTAGCAGTTGCTAAGAACGGACTAGCACAATCGAAACTAATAGTAAATTGCGGATTATGATACTTACGAACAGCACGTTGAATGTCTGTTAATAACACAGCCCATTCAAGTTTACTTGTGCCCAAGAAGTGCATCCAATCATGTTGACCTTTTTCTAACAGCCCATCAAACCGTAATGCTACCAATCTCTTAAGAACCAAGTGAACATCACACATGTTCTGCCCACCCATTGACCACCCATTAAACGCACGATCGCCATATTGCTTTGTATCGCAGTACTTCTTCATGCGATCATACCAATCGTCGGCATCTGCATGATTCTCACCTTGTAGAACGTTTAAGAACTTACAGTTGCCGTTGCGGTTGTTAACAAACCAATCGTTGTTAATGTAAGTACCTTGTACTGCTTCTGCATAGCTGTTGATGCCAGTTGCCGCACGTCCAGCAGGACTACGGGCCACCCATGCTGGAATATCAAGAATCATGCCGTAGTCCATTAGACTATCCATCCAAGTTAATACTTGGCTACGTTTCTTTTGTGCTTGCGGACAGTTAGGATCTTTCCAATCAGCAGGCCACACACCTTTACCAATCTGGAATCCACCTGAGTCGCCTAGTACCCAACTTGTTGCACGATTACGATTGCGGAACATATCTTCCGACTCATCTTGCTTATTTAGATCTAAGTTAGCATGACCTGCTGAATATAAGCAATGATCGTAGTAAAACAACCCTTTATCAGGTTCTAAATAATTAAGGCTTTCTATACCGTTAGTAAAACTAGCTGGAATACGAGCAGGATCTACGTAATTTCCGTAACGCTGTTTACCTATAAATGTAGCATAAAATCCTGACGTTGCCGGCAGGAAGTATGCGTAGTCATTTTGTGTGGCAGTTAAATTTTTATTCATTACTTAGATTGGGCTGGTAAAATGTAATTGTATTCAGCCATTCCGCTATTAACAGTAATCATCATAGCGCCAGCATCGGCAATTTTCATAGTCTTATCGCCGCCTAGATTAAGAATACTCATAACCTGGTTAACTGGCCAAGCCCATGCCGATTTCAACTTTCCACCAGCTGATGTTTGGAATACAAAGTTACCTGCGTGGGTACTTGCATCACCAAAACTAAAAATTAAATCACCGTTATCTGTTTTAACTTGGAATACAGTTTCTTCGCTGTGTGCCTGACTTTGGAATTTTAATCGTTGGATACTTGACAGAGTAGGCTCAAATTCAATATCCCATGTAGCACCTTTAAATTTAACAGTTTTAAGTTTCTCGTTAATTACTTCCGCACTCATAAATCGGTAATCGTTAACAAAGTCGCCAGCTGCATTTTCGAAGTGAATCGTAGTGGGAATTTCTTGCCCGTTGCGTTGTGTTTTAATCACTTCCAATTTAGCGTTTTCTTTATACTCTGGACACTTAAGATGGATGTTTAGTTTGTCTAAGTTTGGCATACCAAATGTGCCTTGAAATTCATCTACTACACTATGAGTCTTAGCAGATAGAATTACTGATCGATCTTCAGCCATAGATTCAACTACGGTCTCCGAATCAGTTCCGGTAATTTTAACGATAGGCAAAAATCCTAAAGCATGAGTGTGAGTAACGATGTCTTGTAAAATGTCTTTCATAATAGTTCCTTTCTGTTATTATATAGATATTTAGGTTAGAAGTCAAATAATTTATTAAAAGTATTTGTCTGCTCGGTCGATCTGATGTCCCAATTTAAGACACCGATTAAGTTTTCCAACTTATTGTCGATAATTGTAGCTTCCATCTCTTCATGATTAAATGGTAAATCTTTAAACCATTGAGGAAGTCTCAATTCATCAACTGGATATGCAACTGAAGTGAACCCCATCGGGTTATCTTTTAGCTTGCACACAATAACTTTTGCACCGTCTGTAATGCCCATTGAATACTTGTCATTGAACATTCGCTTTAGTGTATTCCAGTTAATACTAGCCCTAACGTGACCTGGCATATTCGCCTTGCCTTGTTTAGCTTCTTTATTTTGATATTCGGTAATATTGTTAGCACGTTTTGGCGATCCCTTCTCCCATCCAGGTCTAACTTTAAATTCAGTTCTAAAGGCACTGATAAAGTCTAAAACTTTATCTTCCTCGCCCCCAGTTAACACCATTTCGAGAACATCACTCAAAAAATTCTGAATGAATTCTGGAGTATCCGAACGTTTAAGGTCTAATCCCATTGCTTTAATTTTGCCAGGCTTGTCGTTTACATCTTGACGTTTACCTTCTTTATCATAATAAAGAACAGCATATCGTTTCTTAGTAATAAACAATCCTTTACTTGCAACAATTTCTCGACCTGCTTTAATAACCTCGCCTCTATTTTTCGGACAATGAAATGCCTCGAGCATAAGGGATGGGAATGTATTGTTTACCTCATTCCCAATCTGGTCATATAGTGTAATTACTGTTTCTTTTGTCCACGGGATCGCACCTGCTTCGATATCCTTCTTAAGCGTCCGATAAGCAGAAAAATAACAGCTATCAGTATCGCCGTAGATAATAGCTTTTCCAACATGATTAAATTCTCCGGTAACTATTTCATTTACTTTTGCAGCCATGTGTTTAGCAATTTGCCGCCCTGTAAGAGTAGTTGACTGCCCGATACGTTTATCAAAGAATCTACAATGCGGGTTAAGAATAGCACCGTACAAACTGTTCAAGTTAATTTTCTTAACTAACTGACGTTTGTCCCAATATTCTTCTTCAATTTTATTACCAGCAGTAATCGATTCTTTAAGTTTAGCTTGCATTTCCTTTCGTTCTTTATACCAACGTGCTAACAATCCTGGAATAATACCTTCTTTTTCGTAAGTGAAGATAGTTCCGTTAGCACTGATCATTAAACTTTGGTGACTCTCGAAAATAAGTTTATATACTTCGGCAGCACTTAATAAATCGCTTTCTCCGTTTTCCCAGTCAATTGTTATCTCAGTTCCGATTTCTTTGTTCATAACAGCACTATATTCTAGAGAACCAAAGATGCCCTCCCATGCTGCTGCAAAACTTTTTCCTTTAGCAATTTGTGATTTAATATGTTCTTCGGTCATAGTCTGACGCAATTGCCCAACAATGGTTTCGGGTCCCATGTTAAGCGCACGAATTGCTGACGGATACAGCGAGTTAATATCTAACGATCCAATCCAATCATGAATACCTTCCTTAGGGTAAGCAACATATGCACCAGCTGCACCTGCATCTTCGTCTTCATCTTTTTTATTTCGATTAGGAACTTGCATCCCTCTGCGGTGACACTCGTTAATGATAGCTTGCTCAGTAACCGCTACGGCTCCCATAGTAGTTTGCAACAATACAGTACATTCGTGGGCTAGTTTATTTGCTAAGTCTAAGAACTTGAGTTTTTGATCAAGTTTGTTAAGTAGAGCACAGTCTTGTCTGTTATATTCTACAAATTTACGGAAATCATTATTGTATAACTGATCCAGTGTACCTTCGTAAACTGTCTTGCTTTCGCCAATCTCCATCTCACCAATAGCGTCTAATCGATAGGTGTGACGTTCTTCATAGGTATACTTTCTATACAGTTCGAGACTGTCCATATGTACCCTACCGGTAAGATCGTATGTGACAGCAGTTTTGCCGTATTTCTCATACTCTCTTTTCTTTGGATATTGGTCCCATAGACAAAGTCGGCGTGTATCGTCTTTGCTCAATACCTTAGTTATACGATTGACAGTGTAAGGCATATCGAAGCCTTCGCTGTTCCACCCACTAAGCACGTCTGCATCTTGAATAAGATTTAGGAATGTGTCTAATAGGTCTGCTTCGTTGTCAAAAATATGTGTATTGGGAAAATCTTTAACCAGTTCCTGTGCGTGTTCAACAGTCATTCCTTTTGGAGGAATAGCAAGGCAGACAAGTGTATCTAACCATTGCAGGTGAACAGCAATAGCAGTAATTGGCATAAACGCATCATCTGGCGATGCGTAACCACGCTCTGGATCGAAATCCACCTCAATATCCCAGAAAGCTACATTGAGCTTTGGTGCGTCTTGGTTAAGGTAATTCTCACTAAGGCAAGATACAACAGGATTAATGTCAGCTTCATATAGCTTTTTACTGTTGTTGATTTTCGTTTCTTTATGAAAATCTTTAGTGCTTTTGCAAACAATTCGACTTAGGGGGTCTCCATAAATGCTCTGGAACTTTCCTCTAGGATCTTCGTAATAAAATGTATAACGAACTGGAAATTCTTTATACTGCCTAGCACCTTGAGTGCTACGTTCTACTACACGAATTATATCTGCATTTCTGTCAAAATATGCGTCGACGTACAAGTTGTTTTTCTCCTATGCGATTTTCGGCTCGCAAATACCAAACTGATCATTTGTGGCTGATCAAACCTTGTTCTTATATACTTAGCAATCTAATCAATGCAATACTATCTATAGTGACTAACAACAGGTAGTTAGCTACCATGCCAGTCGAACGGCGAGTCCACGCCGCCCAACCAAAGATAGCACATTGAGCAATAAACAATGGATATAAAATCAAAAACGGTGGTGTAGGTACAGTCAGGGCCATAGTAATGCTACAGGCAATACTCATAGCCCAGGCTGTAATCTCTAATACAAATCTAAGTGGCCATTCTTTGAAATCTCGTTGTGCCCAACGAAATACATCAATAACCACACTAAAGATAGAGTTCATTTAGTCCTTTGGTAGTCGGTTAGTAACGCCGAGGATCATTTCGATCTCATTCCAGTCGTTTTCGTGATCTTTCCAATTGTCTTTATGAGCAATAGTAATTGCTTTGTTAATGATGCTAGGTTTAATTTCTAATTCTTCTGCTACTGCTTTAACAGTTTCCTTTAAACCTTCTTTCAAATCTTCGATTTCTCTTAGAACAGTAGATCCTTCGTTAATTAATCTTTCAAGTTTAGCTTTTTCTTCCGGACCATACATACGTGTTGACATTCGGTTCTCCTAATAAAGTACGATTATACAATAGTTATACGAAGAAGTCAATAGCCAAAATATTTGCAATATAGCCATAGTAGTGTTATACTTAACATATGAAAAAACTATTTTTGGCATTATTGTTGACATCAACTGCTCATGCAGGAGTCGGTTGGGATAGTCCCACTGAATATTTCGATGCAAGTAAAAATCGAGTAGATGAAATAACCGTAAAATGGGTAGTTACAGAAGATGTTCAAAAAGTCTGCGAACGAGAAAGTCGAAACAGAGGCTATAAAGGTTTTGGCTATGCAGTTAACGCATGTAGTTTTTGGCTAGGTAATCAATGCACTATTGTTACTAGTAAGAGAGTTAATATGCATACGCTAGGACACGAAACTAGGCATTGCTTTCAAGGTAACTGGCATTAAAAAACCGCCCTAGGGCGGTTTTTGTTTGACTTAGAAATCGTCTCTTCTGTTTATAACTTTGCTTTGTCCGCCTGCTGCCGGTTGAGCAGCCTGTCCCCCTGCAGGTGGTTTGATTTTACCACTAGCGATAGCAGACTTATATTTAAGATCAGCTACTTGACGATCTCGCCATGTAGGCTCACCACCTCTTCTCATTGTGGATTGTTTTAGGATCTCTTGATACTCAGGAGTTGATCTTGCAGCCGTCATATCCAACCCTTTGATAGTAGCTGAAGAATTTGTAGTTGTTGTACTACCTTGTTGTGTAGTAGAACTTTGTTGATCAGAAACCGAAGTTCCTCTAGGAGCAACACCGGCATTCTTAGCAATGGTTGCTACTTCATCGTTTGCTGGTTGAGCTGCTGGTTGAGCTGCTGGTTGAGCTGCTTGTCCTTGCTGTTGTCCAGGTGCCTTAGCAGTTGCAGTTCCGCTAGCTTTCATGGCTGTCTTAACTTCAGATTGATCTCCTGTGAATCCTGCT